GAGGCGTCTGCCGAGCAGCTCGTTGAGGCGCTTGACTCCCTGATCTCCCGAGGCGAACTGACCGACGAGGTGCTTCTGGCACTTGACGAGCGGTTCGCACTCATCCGTTCGCTGGCTCCCGCAGCCATCGAGCCGGTGCGCAACGACCTCGAGGTCGCACGTCGCCGGTTGGCGCTCCTCAGCGCCTAGTTCGCAGTACCCGCAGTACCGATTCGCGCCAGCACCCTGCGCCCCAACGTAAGCACCGCCACTGCGGTCCCCTGCCTTGGAGTTCGTTCGGCAGCAGCCCGATGAACCAACCCACCCAACTACTTCTTGAAAGGAAGTGAGCCATGTCTCTTATCGAGACGCTGCGCGCCGAGCGCGCAACTAAGGCTGAGCGCGGAGAAGCAATCCTCGCCGCAGCCGAGAGCCGTGACGGCTCGTTCACCGACGAAGAGCGCGTTGAGTTCGACGGTCTGACCGCCGAGCTGCGTGACCTCGCCGACCGCATCGCCGACATCGAGGCTGTGACCGAGGCCCGCAAGGCCGCCGCCGGCGCTGCCCCCGTTATCTCCGTCAAAGCCGAGCCGCTCACCTACGAGCGCCACGCCCCGACCTCCTACTACGCCGACCTCGCCCTCGCCGAATCCGGCGTTGGCCGTGGCAACCCCGGCGAAGCGCGTGCCCGCCTTGAGCGCCACGCAACGGAAATGGACGTCGAACTCGCCCGTCGCAGCGCAAAGCGCAGCACCGAGCAGCGTGCCGCTGTGCAGGGTGCCTCGTTCGAGCGTCGTGCCGCTGGCTCGACGACCGGTTCCGCCGGCTACTTCATCCCGCCGTTGTGGCTCGAAGACCAGTGGATCAAGTACCTCCGCTTCGGTCGCCCCTTCGTGAACTCCCTTCGTCAGGTTGACCTGCCCGAAGGCACGAACTCGATCAACATCCCGTCGGTGACCACCGGTACGTCCGCTGCCATCCAGACCGCAGACAACGCTTCGGTGTCGTCCACGGACCTCGTTGCCAGCTATGTCAACGCTCCGGTTCGCACCATCGCCGGCCAAGAGGACATCAGCCTCCAGCTGCTCGAGCAGGCTCCGAACGGGCTCCTCGACCAGGTGATCTTCCAGGACCTCGCTTCTGCGTACAACCAGCAGTGTGACTTGCAGGCGCTCGCCGGCACCGGGTCCAGCGGCCAGATCACGGGTATCCACGCCCTGTCGGGCACCAACTCGGTGACCTTCACGGCGTCCAGCCCCGCTGGGTACCAGATGTTCACGCCTGCGCTCCAAGCGGTTTCGCAGATCGCCAAGAACCGCAAGCGCGTCGACGGTGTGACACTGTGGATGACCCCGAGCCGCTACTTCTGGCTCGTTGGTTCGCTCGACAGCCAGAACCGTCCGCTCGTCGTGCCGTCGCAGGTCGCCTTCAACACGATGGCAACCTCCGAGGCCGCAGCTGCCGAGGGCTACGTCGCCAACTTCTCGACCGGTGTCCCCGTCGCCATCGACGGAAACATCGCCTCGAACTACGGCGCTGGCACCAACCAGGACGAGGTCTACGCCGTGCGCGGTGACGACCTGCTCTGGTTCGAAGGTTCGATGCGCATGCGCGTCCTGCCCGAGGTGCTCTCCGGCACGCTCGGCGTCCGCTTCCAGGTCTACAACTACGTCGCGTTCCTCCCCCGGTACGCCTCGTCGGTGTCGGTCATCAGCGGAACCGGCCTCACGGCTCCGACCGGCTACTAGTCGGCCCCAACTGAGCTCACAACTCAGTGCGTCACCCCTCGAGACCTTTGGGTCTCGGGTGGGTGCGCAGAGCGCCGTAATGCTTCGGCGCTCTGCGGACCCACCAGTCCACCCATCAAACACGGAGAAGAACCCCCATGGACATGACCACCATTCAGGAAGCCACACCCGTTGAGCGCGCCAAGTCCTACTACCAAGGCTTGAAGAACGAGTACGACCACGTCAAGGGTCTCGTTGAGCACGTCGTCGGCGAAGTGAAGACCGCCACCGAGCAGCGCGTCAAGGACATCGAAGCCGAACTCGCTCGCATCGAGACCGAACTCGGCATCAAGCCCGGCACCCACGTCAAGGAAGTCGCAGCACCTGCCGCCAAGACCGCAGCTGCGCCGACTGCCTAGTCATGTCGAGCACCCTGACTATCACCGGCCAAGTTGTCGGCATGCCGACCGGCGAGAAGATCATCGGTCCACTGTCGGCCACGAACGGCACGACGGTCGGAACGGTGGCTGACGTCACCCTGGCATCTGGCGACAACACCATCGCCATTCCCTCGGGCACTATCGCTGCGCTCATCGTCATTCCGTCCTCGGTCACGCAGACCATCAAGGTCCGCACCAACTTGGACAGCGGCGGAGTGACCATTGGCAACCCCGTCTACGCCCCGTTCGTAGCACTCCCCTTGCCCTCGTCTGCGACGTCGCTGGTCATCAACGCCAGCGCCGCCACGACCGGCACAACCGAGGTCACGTTCATCTGATGCCAAATCCTGGGTACGACTTCGTCATTCGGCAGGGCGACACCAAGCCTGCACTGACCTACACGCTGACCGATGCGACAGGTGCGGCGCTCAACCTCACCGGCGCCACGGTCAACTTCGTGATGCGTACCCTGACCTCAAGCACGCCGGCAATCAACGCCAGCGCCACGGTGACCAACGCTTCGGCCGGCACCGTGTCGTTCTCGTTCTCCGGCACTCAAACCGCTACGGCGGGACAGTTCATGGCGAACTTCGTCGTGACCTACGGCGATGGTTCCATCCAGACCGCTCCGGCCGACGGCTACATCGACGTGCTCGTCGAGGAGAACCTGACAACCGCAGGTGGCAACCTGATCATCTCGCTCGCTGAGGCGAAGGACTACCTGAATATCCCGGCGACCATGAAGACCGACGACGCCAAGATCGTGCGCATGATCAAGGGCCTCGGCCCCGTCGTTGAGTTCATCGTCGGCCCCGTGATCCAGAAGGTTGTTGAGGAATGGCACGACGGCGGCACTGACACCGTCATCCTGCGTCAGCGTCCGGTCTCGGCCGTGATCGCCGTGACCGAGTACGTCGGACCGATTGCGTGGCCCCTCGCCATCATCCAAGACCCGAGCCACGGTCAGATCTACAGCTGCGAGGTCGAACTCGCCACTGGTCGCATCGTCCGTCGCACCGTCGGCGGTGGCACCACGGCGTTCACGCCGGGTCGCCAGACCGTGCAGGTGTCCTACTACGCCGGCCGGGCAACCATTGAGCCCAATATCACGCTCGGCGCCCTCGAGCTGCTGCGCGTGAACTACAGCCAAACGCAGCGTCGACGCCCGCAGATCGGCATCCCCGGCTACGAGGTCGACGACCAAGAGCCCGGACGCGAGATCATGGGCTTCTTCGTTCCGAACCGTGTTCGTGAGCTGCTGCTGCCATCCAAGAAGCCACCGGCGGTCTTCTAGTGACGATCCCGGTTTCCACCGCTCCACAGGTTGTCCAGGCGATCTTGGCTGACATCGCTGCGGTCGTTGCCACCGACTCAAACGCCGGCGCCATGACGGTCTGCCTCGGTACACCGGGCCCGAACGTCGAGGACGAGGTTGTCTACATTCCCGGTGAGGTCAACCGCGTCTCCACCTTCCAGTCGTTCACTGGTGGGTTCGGAGCCGGCACCCTGCGAGAGTCCTACGACTTTGACGTGCACGTCTCGGTCTACAGCAACGAAGACGGAGCGACCTGCATGAACCGTGCATGGGTCATCGCCGCCTACGTCGAAACGGCGATCCGCAACGACCCCACCGTCGGCGGGCTCGTCGAGGTTTGCTACCCCTCTGGGACACGAGGCGGAGAACCCGCACCGATCCAAGAACCTGCCGGTGTTCAAACCGACATCGTCATCACCGTCCACGCCGAAACCACCCTCTAGGAGGACTCATGGCGCAGTTCCAAATGACCTACCCCTACGAGCGTCGGTTCTTCGACGGTCGTGTGGTCGAGCCAGGCGAAATCGTCACCGCTGACGAAAACCCTGACCCCAACTTCTTCGAGGAAGTCGCAGCCCCGGCAGCGCCAGCCCCGACAGACCCGTCCACCCCGGACCCTTCCAACTAGGAGACCCAGATGCCATTGTCCTCATTCAGAACGTGGGTCGGCGGTTCGATGGACCGCATCAACGGCCAAACGAGCGCAGCCATCACCACGACGACCTCTCAGGCCGTCGCGTTGAGCAACGTGGTCGGCAGCATCGCTTCGACCGGGTACGCCTTCATCATCGACGGTCCGAACACCGAGGTGCTCGCCTACACCGTCGGATCGAGTTCAGGCACGACCGGCACGATCACCGTGACGCCGACCTTGTCGCACAACGCCAACACCTACGTTGCGCTCCAAGCCACGAACTCGCCGGCGTTCTACCTGCCGCTCGAGAAGATCGCTCCGGCCGACGAGTACGCGCAGCTGCTCGATCAGTCCTACCAGGGATCCTCGGTCAAGACCTACGCCGCCATCCAAGGCATGCGCACCTCCACCTGGGACATCTCGGGCGCCGTGTTCGCTGACACCTTCGGGTACCTCGTCGGCGGCATCTTCGGTGCTGAGGACTACACGGCCGGAAGCCCGAGCCAACACGCCTTCGGTGTCGACAACACCGCCACAAAGAACCAGCAGCCCACTCCGGTCATGCTGTGGTTCTACGACGGGCTCAACACCCGTGTCTACGCCGGCGGCAAGTTCACCGACCTGACCCTCACGCTCGATCCCGGTGCGCTCATGGCGTACACGGCGAAGTTCATGGCTCGTGCCTCCGGTGTCTACGCCGGCTCCGCAGCTGTCGCTTCGGTGTCAACCCTCAAGCCGCTCGCAGCATGGACCGGGAGCCTCACCGTTGCCGGCACCGCAGTCGGCCAAGCGCAATCGTTTGAAATCAACTTCTCACGCCAGAACAGCGAGAACGTCATGGCCCTCACCGGCCAGCAAGACCCCGCAACCATCTGGGTCGGACCGTTGCAGGTGACCGGCAAGGTGACCTACTGGAAGAACGACGACGTGCAATACAACTACGTCACCGCAAACACCCAGCCGGCCGTGGTCATCAGCTCGACGCAGGGCACCGGAACGACCACCGGCCTCAACGTCCAGATGACTAAGTGCAACGTCTTCAACCCGAAAATCGTCGTCGACTCCAAGCCCTACGTCATTGAGGAGTTCGAGTTTGAAGGCATT